ATGGCTGATGCGATTCGTTATGCTCTTTATACATATACATTGTAAACGGTATTGTACTTAATATTCTATTATACACGGTTTGGATTGGTTGTTCAAGTCAAAATACTCTACCTGCAACATAAATTCTGGTATTGACTTTTTGATGCATACCATGTATAATACTAGTAATCTCAAGAAGGTCCAAGTAAAAAATGGCCAAGAACACAAACAATCGTATCCCAGTAAAGTGGGTTCGCGACAAAGCCAAGGCGGCATACGATAAAAAACCTCAGTGCTTTGTTTGCGACACAAACAAAGACCTGGAACTTCATCACCTACACTCAATCACAATCTTGTTAGAAACGTGGTCTGCGCACAAAGGTTACGATATATCAACAGACGAAGGCATTTTAGCTGTTCGTGATGAATTTATTGCTGAGCACCATACAGAGTTATATGATAAAGTTTACACCCTTTGTAATCCGCATCATGTAGCGCTGCACTCAATATATGGCAAAGCTCCGCCAGTAGGTTCCGAACCTAAACAGCAGCGTTGGATCGAACTCCAGCGATCAAAGCACGTTCATGGTGATAAAGCCGTACCCACAAGCACGCACAACTCGTTTTTCTCACGATTTATTTAAGGAAAAACAATGAGTTGGATAGCAAAATCACAAGACTGGATTCGCCAAAAGTTGAATCCTGCACAAGAACGCATTGCACAAGATGCTGGCACGCAAGTTGGTACAGATGCAAAACTCACCTACTTTCAAAGCTTTCAGAAGCTAGAAGCAGTTAATCGAAGTGTTAGTTTACTAGTAAACGCAGCAGCCAGCCTAGACTATGACGTCAAAGACAAAGTACACGATGGTGTTGTTGCTGGCATTCGCCAAAAAACATTAAACACCCTGCTTAACTTTCGACCTAACCCTTATCAAAGTGCACAAGACTTTCGCAGTGCGCTGTTCACAGATTTCGTCCTAGAAGGCAATGCTTTCGTACACTTTGACGGTACTTTTATGTACCACCTGCCTGCAGACAAAGTAGAAATCATGACTGACACCAAAACATTTATTCGTGGCTTTCGCTACAATGGATTGGTAGACTTCAAAGAGTCTGAAGTTTTTTACTTCCGTGATTTGAGTTCGGATAGTATCTATCGTGGATCAAGCAGACTGGAAAGTGCAGATCGCAGCGTTAAATTGCTGTATTCAATGCAAACCTTTCAAGAAAACTTCTTTGATAACGGTGCTGTGTTTGGACTAGTACTTACCACAGACAACACACTAAGTCAAGTTGCCAAAGAAAAAACAATTGCCTACTGGTTGCAAAAATACAACGTTAAAAACGGTGGCAAGCGACCAGTGATCTTGGATTCGGGCTTAAAGCCACATCAGCTAGCCGAAACCAATTTCCGTGACATGGATTTTGATGTCAGCATCAAAACTCATGGCGAAAAAATCATGCAAGCTGTTGGCGTGCCTCCAATCTTGCTGCAAGGCGGCAACAATGCCAACATTTCGCCAAACCTTCGACTATTCTATTTAGAAACAGTACTGCCAATGAACCGCAAGTTTATTAGTGCTGTAGAACGCTACTTTGGTTACGACGTAGAAGCTATTACCAGCTCCGTTAGTGCCCTGCAGCCAGAATTAAAAGACATTGCCGCATATCACTCAACATTGGTAAACGCTGGTATTATTTCAGCCAACGAAGCCCGACTAGAGTTGCGCTATGAAGCCAAAGCCGGCAATGATGATTTACGAATTCCTGCAAACATTGCAGGTTCAGCCGCAAATCCTAGCACTGGAGGACGTCCCGCCTCCGCCAAGGAATAACACAAAGGGGTATTATGGTAGATAAAAGTAAAGTACTGTTTATAAACAGTTCTTTTACAAAGAGCAGTCTACCTGCCGCAGACGAAGCTGATGAAAGCGTAACCATTGAAGGTTATGCATCCACAGTTGACGTTGATAGACATGGTGATATTGTTCCTGCCAGCGTGTGGGAAAAAGGTGTCGAGAACTACTTGAAAAATCCAGTAATTCTTGCATACCACAATCACAGTGAACCTATCGGCAGGATGATCGAGCATCGCGTTGACGCAAAAGGTTTGTGGATTAAAGCCCGAATCTCTAAAGCGGCTGGAGATGTTTTTAGTCTTGTAAAAGACGGCGTGCTAACCGCCTTTAGCATTGGTTTCCGTATCGCTGATGCGGAATATAATTCAGCCTTAGAGCTGTTTGTTGTAAAAGAACTGGAACTGCACGAAATATCAGTTGTGAGTGTTCCAGCTAATCAAAATACACTATTTAGTCTTTCTAAGGCGTTTGACACGCCCGAAGAATTTAAGAGTTTCAAACTGCAATTTGCTAACCCAAGCAACTCAGCTAAAGGGCTAGAAGCCTCCGGCGAAGCAAAAAGCGAAATTAACGAGGAATGGAAAATGGATCCAAAAGAACTACAAAAAATGTTGGCTGACGCTGCTACTGCTGCTGCCGAACAAGCCACTAAGTCTCTGCTAGCTGCTCAAGAAAAAGCTGCTACTGAAAAAGCTGCTGCCGATGCGCAACAAGCTGACCTAGACGCAAAAATCAAAGCTGCTGTTGCACTAGCAACACCAAGCACAACTGGTGCAGAAGCACTACTAGCCGAAGTTGAGAAGCGTTTTGCTGCTCAAGCCGACGAAACTAAGTCTGTGGTTGCAGGCCTAGAAGCTAGCCTAAAAGAGAAGGCAGCTGAATTAGAAGCCATTCAAAAATCACGTATGCAATTCACAGACGGCAAAGCCGGTGAAATGTCTTATGCTGACAAAGAAAAGGCTGTTATCCTAGCTAAAATGGCTGGTAAGGGTTTAGCTGACACTAAGTTTGGCCGTGAAATGGTACAAAAGTATGGTGCTCACCTGCCAAGCGATGTATGGGAACTAGAAGTTTCATTAAACATGGAAAACGAAGTTCGCCGTCGTTTAGTTGTTGCTCCTAACCTACGTGGTATTGCAATGCAAACCAACGTGATGACTATTCCTGTGAACCCAGAAGCTGGTGTTGCAACATGGATGGCTAACACAGCATTCGGTACAACAGCCTCAGCTGGTAGCAACGCAACACACGCGCTAAAAGAAATCACTCTAAACGCATACAAAGTTGCCACAAACGAATACGTTGCATACGAAGAAGAAGAAGACAGTTTACTGGCAATTATGCCTGTTATCCGTGACGCCATGGTTCGCCGTGTTGCTCGCGCTGTTGATCGTGCTATGCTACGTGGTGCAGGTACAGGTTCAGACCCAGTTAAAGGTCTAGCAACCTATGATATCGCCAGTGCAGTTACACTAGATATCAGCGATGCTGCTAAAATGACAGTTGCAAAACTACAAGCTATGCGTCGTGACCTAGGTGCTTGGGGTCTAGATCCTTCAGAACTAGTTTACATCGTAAGCACAGAAGGTTACTACGACCTGCTAGAAGACACAAACTTCCTAACAGTCGACAAAGTTGGTCAACAAGCCACTCTGTTAACTGGTCAAATCGGTGCAGTTGGTAACACTCCAGTTATCGTAAGCGCTGAATTTGCAGACAAAGCTGCTGACGCTGTTGGCGCTATCTGTTTTGCACCAGGTAACTTCTTGGTTGGTAATCAACGCGGTCTACGTGTTGACACACAAGACCTAGTAGAAACACAACGTCGTGTTATGGTAGCTAGCCTACGTACTGGCATGACTCAAGTTACAACTAACCTAGGCCCAGCAGTTTCGGCCCTACGTTTCGTAGCTTAATCTACATAAGCAAGACCCTTCGGGGTCTTGTTTTATAAATGTACTCTGGTGCATTTATAAAACAAGAAAGGTATGCTAAATGGGACTAAATTTAATCACAAAAGCGGAATATAAAACATACGCTAGCATCACCAGTACTAATCAAGATGCAGAAATCGACCTACTGATTCCAAAAGTAAGCGAACTAGTAAAAACATATTGCCGCCGCACATTCGTAGACTACTACGACGAAGCAAAAACTGAAGTATTTGACGGAGGCTACGGCTCGCTGATCTTAAAAGAAACACCTGTCACACAAGTTATCAGTGTTCAACAAAGCACAGACTATGGCCAAACTTACGCTAAGTTAACCAAGTTCGCAGACTGGGTACCAACAGGAGACTTTGTAGTAGCAATTGATCCCAGCGGATTTAAGCCAATGATCAATGGTTATAAAGTGAGTTATTTTGCTGGATACGAAACAGTACCAGAAGACCTGCGTTTGGCAGTACTAGACTTAGTTACATACTATCGCAAAAATGACGGTGCTATTCATTCAACTAAAGCACCTGGCACAAATGCTGTGCAAATTGAATACATTTCAACTACTAGCTTGCCTGCACACATTAAACGCGTCTTAGACTTTTATGTGGCGGATTATACATGAGTATAGCAGATTTTAGTGAAGCTTTAAAATCTCCGGCACTCAAGGCTTGGTTTCAACGACTGAGCACAGATAATATCTTAAAAATGTCTGCAAAAGACATTCGTAAAAAAGAATCAAGCAAAGAGTTTAACTCTTTTTATATCACTACTAAAACAGTATCGGATATAATTGAGAAACTATCTGGAGCACAAGCCTCCCCAGACCAAGTTACAGAAGTATTCAAAAAACTAGCTTCTGTTAAATATGGTCGCGGAAGTTCCGGCAAAGACATTAACGAGCCTTATGTTGAGGGCCAAGCGCTGTATTATCCAAGAATTAGTATGGGTAATATATCGACGCTGTTGGACACAGGATTTGAAACTGTACTAGAAGAAGCCAAGAAAAGAAATCCAGAAATCCAGATAAGTGATTACTTCCAAAAAGGTCACGTTTTTGGTATTTTTCCTAAAAAGCTGGCACAAACTCGCAAATCTCTTGCTACAAATAATACACTAACAGATCAAGCCAGAAAGCTGTTAGTAGGATTCTTAGAAGATCTCGAAAAGCAACTAGAAGCTGAAGACTTAGCTACTTCTAATTTAAAAACGCCAGGGTATGGCTTATACGCAAAATACAGAAAAAGACCTAATAGTTATCTAGTTGAAATGCAACTAGTAGAGGACAATGAAGCCGCTGGTCGAGCACAAGCAACATTATCTAAGGCGGTACGTAAATATCTAAATCCAGGTGCAATTAAATTTACCCAAGGTGGCGGAATTAAGTTTACCGAAGGTGACGCAGAGCAGCGTATTAGGCAGTTAATGGAAGACAACGTGGAGAAGCTACTTGGTTCAAAGGGCTCGCCTTCGATGTTGGACTTAATCAAAGAAACTATGGTAGCCACATTACGTGGTAAACAAGTTAGTTCTAAAGAATACAGATCGCCTAATGTAAAAGTAGCTCATGCAAAGCCTGCAGCAATAGACGCTAGGGTGGCAAAAACTCAGATAAAAAAAGACCTAGCTCAAGTTAAAAAACTAAAGCAGTCTGTTAAAGCAGTACCTAAGTTTGAGCAAAACAGGCCAAGCAGCACAAACCTAACTAGCCTGCAAAACTTAATAAATAGCCGACTGCAGGATGCGGTCAGTGCCAACATGGGTGACGGAGATAGTCGTCGAGTACTAAACTACCGAACAGGTCGACTAGCTGCCAGCGCTAAAGTTGAAAGACTAACCGAGTCTCGCACAGGCATGATTACTGCTTTTTATAGTTATATGAAAAACCCGTATGCAACGTTTAGTGAAGGTGGACAGCAAC